GTCAAGGAGACGCTTGCATCCAAAAAGGGTTCGTCACTCTGCGTGGTGATGCGTCCGGCGGTCTTGGCGTTGACGTACCTGGCCCCGAGGCGGCTGTTGCAGCTGCGGCAGAGCACCCGGCAATTGTCGAGCGTGTTGGCATCGAGGGGGTTGGGGAACGTGTCGACCGGGCGGATGTGGTCGATGGTGTTGCCTTCGTTGCCGCAGATCGCGCAGGTGTTGTCGTGTTCGAGGAGCTGTTTGCGGATGCGCTTGAAGCTTGCGTGGTTGCGGGCTTGGCTGTTGCGTGGTGTGTTCATGGTGTGTTCCTGTCGGTGGTGTGTTTCCCCCCATTGCGCTGCGCCCCCCGGGGGGCTTGCGCCTCGGTGTCCGTGTTGGGTCGGTGGGTTGCAGTCCCCCCGCTGTTTAGGTTTGTCTCCTCGGTCGCCGGATGTTTACTCATTGTGGACGGTCACCGTTCGCATTTGTGTCGTTTGGACGCTGCACAGGCATAGCCTGCTCTACCCACGTCTCCGTGTGTTTCACCTGCACCCTGCAAACAGGTACGAGGCCGTGGGTGTGATCTGTTGTGGGGCGGTGGTCTATCACCGTTTGCGCCATGCACCAAGTCGGTCTGCGATGGTTTGCATGTCGGATGGTTTCCAGATGTGGACTTCGGCACCGTTGACACGCATCTGGTCGATGCGGGCGCGTTGCGATTCGGTCAGTCGACCACCTTGGGCTTTGAGCTCTGCCCAGAACATGCCGTGCCCGAATTGGGAGATGAACAGCAGGTCGGGCATGCCGGGCAGGCCGTCGGTCTTGTAGTAGTTGCCGTACTTGCCTGGGCGGATGTGGTGCACATCCCACGCGTTCATGTAGGCGATCTTCATCACCGCGTCCTGGAACAAGCGTTCGGATGCGTCCGGGACTCGCTCAGTCATCGCGGCCTTCCCTAACGACGTGCTCCGGGTCGAGGTCGCCCTCGTTGACCATGTCAACCACAGCCGTCAGGCTTTCCCCGACACGCTTCATAGTTTCGCTCCACAGCACCGGGCACTGCGGATGGCACGAGTACAGCGGTACGCAGCCTTCGTGGTGCTCAGGCTCGACAGGCACTGCGGGGCGCATGGCGTTGTCAGCCCATTCACGCAGCTGCCGATCTAGTTCGTTACCCACGAGGCAACCTCCCGAACCACACACCAAGTGCAAACACGCCCAGGGTGTGGAACGTGAACAGCAACAGCTCGTACATCAGAACGCTTCCGGTGGGCACTCGTCGGGGCGGTGATGCGTCTTCCACCCAGATCCGTCGTTCGTGGCAAGCCCCTCGCCAATGTCAACGGTGCCGCCACAGTCCACGCACTTGCCCTTCATCTTGTTCGTGATGGTCTTGGTGCCTGTGTGCTGCGGGGCCGATGTTGTGGTCGAGCGTTGCACCTTCCCCATTTCTTCCCGTGATGGCCGCCTAGCAGGGTCACTCCCAGCCAAACCCGCGTTAGCCAAAGCGCGTCCCAAAGCCGATGATTCGCAGTTCTCCAAATGCGACGTTTTGTTGACATTGCCTTGCCCTCTCACTTCCTCGGCCCAACCGGTTGAGATGAGGGTGCCGTCAACCCACAGTTCGGCGCGGAACACGCAAACATCGTCGCCGGGGTTGCTGACGAGGTGAGTGATGACGCGGGGCTGCCCGTCGTGTTTCGTGTCAAGCCAGCGGGCGAGCCGTTCGGCGACTGTCTCGTAGTTTTCAAGCATTGTTAGTAATCCCTGCCTGATGGCGAAACATGGTCAAGTGCGTCGACAAGCACGGCTGTAAAAGCCATCGCCCAACCGATTTCGTCAGTTATGCCTTCCCAACCGTAATGTTCAGTTTGCTGGTCAACCAATTTCCGCGCCGCCAAAATGTCACCGACGATGTCTTTCATGCGGTCGTTTTTACGCATGGTAGATTTCGCGTTCCATGCGGCGCACCTCGTCCCGTAGGCGTTCAATTTCTTCAATCGCCAATTCAGACTCAATAAGTAACTGAAAATAAGCGGATTTCAATTCGGCGTAATCAGTTTGCAATACCATTCGGACCGCAATGCCATTGTTGATTACCCCGTATTCAACGGGAATGAACACTTTTTGCTTATCCGACATGGGCTTGCCTCTCCAAACGGCGCACCTCGGCCTCCAAATGGGCGACCTTCTGCATCATTGACTCAAACTCGATGATGACCGCCCCAGCAAGGCGCATCAATTGGCCGTCGTAGGTGTCGCCGAACGCGTCGAGCATTTCGCCGCGCATGACCAGCTCCTTGCCGAGAGCTCCGATGGTGTCGGGAAGCTCAGGCGTTGTCACTGACGGCTCCGGCTTTCTTGGCGGCGCGCTTAGCTGCGGCCTCGGCCTTCTTCGCTTCGGCTGCCTTCATCGAGCGCAGCTGCGGGAAGCTCCACAAGCCTTCGGTGATCTCGCGCAGGAGGCCGCTGGGCTTCTTGTGGTTCAGGTGCCGGGTGGCCCACAGCAACACCTCGTAGTCGGTGGTGGCGATGCGGAACGCAACGGTGGTTGTTTCTGGTTTGGTTGTCACGGTCAACCCTTCCTTGTTGGGTGGTGCTATCTGCACCACTTCCTCACTTGTCGCTTGGCATTATGACACACCATGTGACGTAGTTTCGGACTGCTTGCATACAGGTGTTTCCAGCAGCCATGACCGAACGGTCCGACGGCCCACTGCTTGCGTCCGTTGCGGGTGTGCCCGAACCAGAACGCCCGGTCGAGCACTCGGGCGTGTTGCGCCCAGGTGAGGTGCTTGGCGCGGTGCACCGGGGTGTCGGAGAACATCCGCCACGTCGTCTTTGCAAACCCGAACGCGCCCACATAGCTGCGGGACATGTGGGTTACGGCCTGATCTGGGCGTTTCCCGGTCTCACAGATTGAGAGCTGCAGGTACACGTCCTTGGGTAGTGGATGGTTCCACTCCGCCCGGACAGGTGTTGCTTGCAGACTGGTGAACAGGACTGTTGCGATGAGGGCACGTCTAATCAACCTTTTCTACTTCCGTTGGCGGCTCCCATGCTCCCCACGGCTTGGGCCGTGTGCACACCTGTGCGTGGAGTATCGAGCCTGTTTCCAGATCGGTGAAGATCTGAACCATTGTTTTCTTGTCGGCGGACCGCAGCACGGTGTAGCCCCACACGGGAATCATTCGCCCAGCCATTTGTGCAGCCACCATCCGGCGGTGATAAAGAACAGGCTGAACAGCCAGTACTCGGCGGGGTTCATTTGGCGGCCTTTCTGGATTCGTCCATGCGGAGCCTGCCAGCTTCGTTGAGGCCTGCGGTGGTGATGGTGCACACCATCTGGAACGCCCCTGTGGAGCCCTCCACGACGCGTCCAGTGTCCTCGATGAGTCCTTTGTGGCGCAGTTCCGAGCACCGCTTCCAGTAGCCACAGCGGGCGTTGTTTGCGAGTCCTGATGCGTGGCCTGCCTGTTCGTCGGTGAGGCCGTTTGGTTCCTGGGCGTAGGCAGCCAGGAGCTTGGCCTGTTGGGAGCCGAGCCTGAGCCGGACGTGTTGTGCTCCGGCTCGGCTGGTTGCCGGGTCAGTTGCCCGGAACAGCGGTAGGTCGTCGAATGTTGTCATGGATTCCTCCTAGGTCGCTTGGTCGACACCAGCACCGTAGTGCAAACAATGCTTGGGGTGGTGGATGCCGAGCCTAGGGGAAGCTCGGCACCCACCTGGCGCAGCCAGTTTCCAAGCAGTTACTGCGCGTCCTTGGGCTTCAACGCCCTGAACCGGGTCTCCCATTCGGTCGGGTCCATGTCGACCAGCTCAATGTGCAGCCACATCCCGCCGCTGCCTGCGGACTCCTCAGCGTTGGCGTAGATCTTGACCCCGGTCTTGCCTTCGCCGCGGGAGCAGCGATACCCGGCACCGTACTTGCCGAACGTGTACCAGTGAACCTCGGCAACGTTCAGCGCAAGGCTGTTGCCGACGAAGAAGTCCCAGATTTCGCGGGCCTGTGTCTCGTCCTTGTAGCCCAGGTCAAGGGCAAACCCTGTGGCGTGGACGGATTTCTGACCGGGCTTGCCGCGCATGTCCCGGTTGACGTAGGTGCCCAGGTTCTTGGTGCCCTTCCACCGTTTGCCGCACAGCTCCGCGCACTTCAGAATCAGGGTGCTGGGCTTCTTGCCGTCCCACGCCGGGTAGTAGGGGTACTTACGAGCCATCGTTCTTGCTCGGCATAAGGAGACGTAGGTTCTCTGTGTTGGCGGATATGGCCCACAGCTCCTCGTGGGCAGGCACAACTATGGGTTGCGGGGCACCCGTCTTTTCGGTCAACATGCCGTTGCTTGAGGTCACGTCGGAGCCGCCCAGGTAGACGACGTTGTTGCCGATGACGTGGATGTACACGGTCCGCTTCGAGGTGGAGGCCGACACCAGCTTTGATGCTGTCGTGGTGATGACGTGGTTTGTGCTGATCACTTGCGGCTGTCCGCTTTGATGCCGAACGCTGCGTCGACTTCGTCTTTGGTCAGGTTCCCGTCCAGGCTTGCTGCCGCCAGTTTTTGCAGCACCACGATGCACGCAGATACGCCTGCGATGGCGCAGCTTTTGGCGATGCTGAGCTCGGGGGCGAGCGCGGCGGCTCCTGTCACGACACCCGCAGCGGAGGTGAGGAACAGGGCGACCATGCGTCCGACCACGTCTTTGATGATCGAGAGGTTCATTCGTCGTTGTCCTTTAGTAGGGCTGTCAACAGGAAGTGTAGGGCAAGTCCGGCGGCGGTGCCCCAGATTGCGGCGGACTTCGTTGACCCGCCCAGGGTGATGATGACGTACCACGATCCAAGCAGGGTCATGGGTAGTGCTTTCAGTTCGTCTTTCACTTTCGGTTCCTTGTTCGTACTGCTGCCACAGCTTGTGTGGCGATGGTTGTTATCAGCACGGTTTGGGCTTGTAGTGGTGTGACTCCTGGGGCGAGCTGTGCGCCGATCACTTTGGCTGCTTGCGTGGCGCGAGTATCCGTTTGCACCAGTGTTGTCGGGGGTACTGTCGGTGGTGTTTCTTCCGGGAGGGTTGATGTGGAAGTTGATGAAGTACTGCTGCTGGTCGCTGTTGCTTGCGTTTGTGTCGGTTGGGTTGTGCTTGTCTGCTCGATTTGAGTCGTTGTCGTGGCGGGCACGGTGCTCGTCGTGGTGGTGGTCGAGCTGCTCGTCGTCGTCGTTTCGGGGACGGCTGACGTTGTTGTGGTTTCGGGTTCGGTTGTCGGTGGAGCTGTCGTCGTGGTGGTGGACGTGGTCGAGGTCGTCGTCTCGGCGGTGGTTGTCGTTGCAGGTTCGGTGGTTGTGCTGGAAGTGGTCGTGCTGGGTGGAGTGTTTGCTAGCCCGTATGACCAGACGTAGTCGGGGCCGGGGTCACCATCCCGCCATGCGAGGCAATCCGCCCAGGTAGGCCAGTGCCCGAGCGCGGCGTGTTCGTCGGGTTGGGTCATTGCCCAATGGTCGGTGTTGGATGCGTAGCAGGTGAAGTCGCGGGCGGAGGCGTTGCCGGGCCAGAGGACTGCCGTCAGCACGGTTGCGGCGGGGATTACCCACCGCGTCGTCACTCGATCGGCTCGCTAGGTTCGGGGAGTGCGGCGATTTCTTCGGGGGTTAGTTCCCGGGTAATGGTTTCGCCTGTTTCTGCGTCGTGGAATGTGCCAGTAATCGGGTCGGACATGGTTATGCGTTCCTGTAGCCGTAGACGGTGATTGTGCCGCCCGTCATCGTGCCACTGTTTGGCGCAAGTTTAATCCCCGTGTAAGAACTTGCTGTCGTGTGTTTTCCACCGTACACACGCAAATAAGTATCGTCCGCTGAAATCACGTTGTAATACGTTGAAACACTCAAAAAGGGATTGAACAACTCAAACGCGCCGCCGTAGTTAGTCGCTGACAATCCCATGTCCCAAACACTCGCATTTAGCCCATTGACAGTCGTTGATGCGTATGTGAGATAAATGCCTGTTTGCGAATAATTCGTGGTGGCTGCTGTTCCGCCGCTATCAACTAATTGGAGCACAATTGCCGATGTCCCGGCTGAGCCGTCCACATTGCTTAATACGCATTTGTACGCATCGAACGACGTGTTGAAACAATTCTGAATTGTCACGCTCGACACCGCGCTACCCACCGTCGTGCTGGTGACGTACACGAGGCCGCTGTTCGCCAAATACGTGTTCGTATCCGACGCAGTCAGAACCTCACCCGTCGCAAACGTCTTGATAGCCATGTCACAATCCTAACTTGTTGGTGTCGAGCTTGCCGTAGACCGCGTCATCCAGCCGCAAGAAAGCGTTCTGCAAACTTGACGACAGGTACAAGGTGCACCGCCAGTTCGACGGATCAGCGTCAAAGTCCATGCCCTCGATCACCGCGTTGTAGGTGGTGCCCCGCAGCTTGATGTTGACAGCGTTCTTGATGTTCTTCGGGTTTGACAACGCAATGGATGCTGCCGTAGCCGACGAGCCCTCAAATGTGATTGAGTACGGCACATTGCTTGCTTCGTTCAGGCTCACTTGGATGTACCCGGCAAGGTTCAAGGCCTGGGTGGTGCTGCTGTCAAAGCTTGTAAACGACTGGTTGTAGATCCCACTGCCAGACGATTGTGATGCGACACCGATTGGGTTCACAGTCACTCGCGTCCCGTAGGTGTAGGACGTGGACAGAAATTGGATTGCGTTGTATCCAACCCCGGTGCCGTCGTCTGCAAACGTGGCGGCAAGCTGGTACAGGGCTGGGTCGTTGCGGTCGTACACGAGCACTACCGGGCTGACCGCATAAGGGATGCCAGACTCCTCGTCGCCAACCTCTTTGACAACAGCCTGTGCTGTAGTGATTGCGGGATAGAACGTGTCCGAGTAGGGCGCGGTCCCGCTATAAGCGGAAATCGTTTCCGGGCTTACCGTTGGGCTCAGGTTGAGGGTCTGTATAGGGATGAGGCTCGGTGCCCCTTCCGAAATAGGCCGCAACCACGGAGCATTTGCGCCCCACGACATAGTGACCTGGACTCGACCGAACGCGGCTGATGCCCCTTCGAGCCTGAGGTCAAAGGAGTCCATTTCGGATTTGATGCCAAAGTTCCGTGTGTAGTCCGCGACCAACCCATAGAAAATTGTGCTGCTGGCACCGTCCGTCACGGTGACACGCGCAAAGTCGCCAATGGCAGGGACGCTTGTCAGGAATCCGCGACCGGACACAACGCATGACCCGGTCTGCCAGTCGTCAGAAATTGTTTGCCGTCCACTTGTCCATTGCACCCGCTGAAGATTGGTGGTGACTGTGGTGATCGTGGTGTTGAAAAGGCTTGCGGTGCGCCACTCAATCTTTGCTGACGGTTTGGTGCCCATCAGTCCACCCGAATGGATGCAGGCAGTTTGCCGTTCTTCTTCGACCAGGCGACCAGTGCCCGCACCACCGCATCTGGGTCAGCGGAGGTGACCGTAATCTTGATGTCGTTTGCGTAGGTGACCGCGCCAAGCGTGTTCTGTGCGCCAGCAATGTCAGCCCCAAACATCTGCCCAGCGGCGGCCCCGCCAACCCCGGCGGCGGCAGCTGTCAACGCATCCATGTTCAAGTCCGACACGCTCAACCCGGCAGTGCCTGCCACCAGGTCTTTGGCGACCTGGGCACCAGCGACCGGGCCAAGGTTCAGCAGCTGTTGCAACCCGGTCTGCTTGAGCCCCTGCCCAATGAGGGTTTGCAGGCTCCCCGCAAAGTCCTTGGCGGCGTTGATCTGTTCCCGGAATGCAGCGGTGTAGTCGACCCGCTTGCCTTGGGCCTCAACGACTGCGCTCTCCGCTTTGGCGACACGCTCCATAGCGGCAGCCAGATCCTCTGCGTCTGCCACTTGGGTCTTGCCTGTGGCTGCGTCAAAGGTGACGGCCTGCAGTTTGGCGAGCTCGGCGTATGCGTCGCGGCGTTCCGCCAGCGCGTCGTTGTATGCCTGTTCGGTGTCGGTCGCTCGGGCCACCGCATCCGACAAGGAAACAGCCCCGGTGATTGAGTCCCGGATGCTGTCAGAGTAGTCCTGGGAGGCCTGTGTCAGCTGTTCGAGGCGTTGCCGTGCCGTGGTGAGGGCGGTCGCCAAACGCTCCTTGTTTGCCTTTGCCAGTGCGTCGGTCTTTTCCTTCAGTGCCTTGCTGCGCTTGGCGGCTTCTTCCTGCCGCTTTGCCTGCAGGTCCGAGTACGCCCGTTTGTTGGCCTCCTCAAGCATGCGGAACCTGCCCGCGGTCACGTTGACGGACGCGCCCAGATCGTCGGTGTCTTTCTTGGCGGACTTGGCTGCCCCACCAAACAGGCCCAACCCGGCGGTGGCCTTGATGAGCTCAGCAATGATGACCTTTGTGGCGTTGCCCAGGAAGCTGCCGGACTCGCCCGCCTCTGTTGCGGCCTGCGCTGCTTTGCCCAGGTTGCTGACTGTCGGCCCGAGGGCGTTGTTCAGTTCGGTGCCGACCACCTCGGAGATGTCACCCAAAGCAATGCCGAGCCGTTTCCAGCCACCGTCCGCGCCCTTGGCTGCGGCCTCGGCTGCCCCGTCAACCACCGGGCGGATTTCCTCCATCGCCATTTGGAAGTCCTTGGACTTGACAGCTGTGTCCGAGACACGCAGGCCGAGCCTGCGGAGCGCACCAATGTTCCCTTGGTAGGCGCGGCTCAGACTGAGGGCGACAGTCTCGACATCGCGCCCGGTCGTTGCCGCAATATTTAGCGCGGTTGCAAGCAAGTCCTGTGCTTTGCCTGTGTCGCGGGTGGCCTGCAACAGCTTCTGCAGGGCGGGGCGGAGCTCGTCGTCTGCGACCGCTGCGCTGTACTGAAGCTTCTGCAGGTTGGCCTCGACCGCCGCCACCTGGTCGTTGGTTGCCCCGGTCGTGTTCTGCAAAGTGTTTGCCAGCAGACGCTGAGACCGGGCATCCTCGTTCGCTGCCTGAATGGATCGGCGCGCTGCGTCAACCAGGGCACCCGCGGACACCACGCCAAGCAGCTGCTGCTTGCCCAGTTTCTTGAGGTCACCAATGGCGGCACTGATGCCCTTGTTGTCGTACTCAGTTATGACTGGAAGCCGGACTGCCATTGCCTATCGTTTCTTTATGAGCTGCCTGTTGACTTTACGCTCCAGGTCGCGTATCAGCTCGACCATTCGCTCCTCAAGCTGCGGCAAGTAGAACCACACACCGGGCCACATGTAGCGGGACGGACCCTTGTTCGGTCGGCCCGGCTGGGCGGTGCGGTGCGGGCGGTCCTTGCCCTGCAGCGACTCCTCGAATTGTTTCTCGGGGTTGAAGCTGCCGCCGTCCTTGCCTGCCATGTCGTAGATTGCGCCAGCCGCGTCGCTCTGGATGATGGAGAACATGCTGAACGCTTTGCCTTTGCGGGCCGACTTCTTCGGGCCGCCCAGCTGAAACTTGATGTTGCGCCGAACCTTGGCCCGGTTCCACACAACGTTGCGCCCCTTCAGCAGGGTGCCGCTAGCCATCCCGGTCAGCGGGTACTTGCTGTTGGACCAGCCTGCGCTGGTCGCGTCAAACTCCTGCCGGGCCGAGGTGACAGCCTCGTTAGCCATAAGCCGGGAACGCTTGCGGAGGTCCGCCAAGAATTGGGGGTCAATCTTGCGGAGATCCTTGATGGCCTGCTCCAGACCGACAACCTTGACCGACGACTTGGGGACTGTCACTGTTGCCTTTCCGATAGTGCCTGGGCGAGGGTTGCCACCAGCGTGGGTGGCATCGCTAGGAGCTCTGAGTAGGGGATTCCACGGAGGATGAGGGCGGCGACTGTGGCGTGGATGCCGCTTCGCCAAAAGGGATTGTTTCCACCTTGTAGCCCACCGTCTTGATTTGGCGGGCGTACTCGTCGAGGGATGCCGGGACGGTGATGCCAGACTGTTTGGATGCCAGCCAGGACAACCGGGTCAGGATGTGCTGGCTGACCCGGTTGTCGAGTGCGTCGATGAGAGACATGGTCTCCATCTTCTCGAACTCCAGTTGGCTTGCCATTGACAGCTCGACGGTGTCTTGCGACCCATCAGCCCGCACGGTGGTGATGTGTAGCAGGAACATGTCAGGTGGTGGCCTTCACGACTTTCCCGGTGAACACCAGCTGCATGGCGGCGAGATCGCCAACGGCACCGTTGACGGGCTGCGACGAGGCAAGGAACCCGGTGACCGTGTAGGACGGGTTCGTTGCGCTGACCGCGCCGGAGTCTGCCTTGACAACGACGGTGGTGGTGGTGCCGACCAGCGGGAAGATGGTGGCCTCCGTCTTTGTGGCAGCGAAGTCCTGGTTCAGGTTGACGGTGCAGGTGGTGTTCTCCAGGCCAGCCTGGAACGTGTGGTAGGAAGTTCCCATCACATCGGCGGGCACTGCGTCCACGTTGTAGTCGAGCACGACTGACGAGCAGTAGCTGCTGAGATCGACGCTGTTGATGGTGACGCTGGCGTTCTTCATGACAAAAATGGCCATGATTAGTCCTCTGCTTTCTTGTTGTTGGTGGTCTTGGCGATGTGCCCGGATTCGAGCAGGGCATCGACGTTTGCGCCCTGAAGCTCATCGTCTGTGATGGTGTCTCCAGGGTTCTTGCCGGCAATGTTGTCGGCTAAGACTTTGTAGGTTGCCACGGGGTCTCCTTAGTAGGCGGGGTATTGGACGGTGATTGAGTAGGCGGGCAGTTCCTGCGATCCGACCAGGTAGGTGGTCGGTGCGGCAGCTGTGGCAGGCACGGTGTTGATCACTGTGTCCACCAGTTCGAGCTGGGCTTTGAGCGCGTCGAGGTTGCCGGGCGGTGGTTGGACCGCGTACACCGTGAACTCGCAAACAAGTTGTGTGCCTGCGCCGCCGAACGTGGAGCGTGTGAGCACCGGGGGTTCGACGATGACGGTGCCGGGGCGGGCGTTGCGGGAGTCCTCAACGACTGCCAGACCTGCTGCCACCAGCTCTGCGACGAGGCGTTCTCTTGCGTCATTGGTGCGGCCCACCTCATGCCACCTGCGCCCTGTTGCATCCCCACAGCCGGAGGATTTCGCCCATTGCGCTGATGGGTTGTGTGCCGGACGAGTACGCCTCGAACGACTGGTATTCGACGCTGCCCCGCATCCTGTACAGGTTGCCTGCAAACATGATGGTGCCGAGCTTTACGTCACCGCTGGGCACCGTCGTGAGGGAGTCGGTGTAACCCGCAGCCCTTCTACGACGGTGCGCCAGGGCGT